GGTTATGTAGGAGTAACAAAATCAGGCAGGAAATGGAAAGCGCAGATAAGAATAAAAGGTGAACTGGAATATCTTGGTTTGCACTCTACGCCAGAGTTAGCGAGCGCAGCGTATCAAAAAAGATTAGAACAATTATTGAGGGTGGCATAGCTAAGTGGAAGTCTAAGTAATGGAAAACACCATAGGACTATCACTACTAGGTATTTTGTCCATCTGGCTATCAGTTGTTATACTACACGAAATCAACCAATCAGAAGAGGCTACAAAATGGCTGCTAAAAAAACACCAGCTAAGAAAAATCAATACACTTCAAAACCAAAACCCAGCAAGAATCGCAAGAAATGATTGATGCTATTCTATTTCTGATGTTCTTTATAGCTGCGGTTTATGCTGCGGCTATAGGGAAGAATGGATACACGGCATTTCTAATGTTTGTAGATTTCATTCTATCAGCAGTATTTCTATTCTTGTTCCCAGACCCGTGGTTCTTTGTGGCAATGGCCTCTAAAGCTTGGGTTGTCGTGGTACTTCTAGGGGTGATAAGCATCACTACTTATGAAAAGGCTGCACTATGCCTGATAATTCAGTTTGCTATTATGGTATTCTGTTTCTTGGTAGCATTTGAGGAGCTAATAGGGCGTATAAGCATTTATAACACCTATAGCTATTTTATGTTAATTGCTGACATTGGATTACTGCTAAGCGTGATTAGAGGAGCAGGCATTAATGGACGTAAGCAGAGAACTGCTCGCAATATGTCTAGCGATAATGTTCAGCGTGTCATTATCAACCGCCATCTGGATTATTAAGACGGTTATTAAACGAGAGTTAGAGCACTTTGATGATGAGTAGTAGTGAAGAGTTTAGAGCGTTAAAAGAAGCTAACGTAAGGATTGAGAACAGCATCTCAAAGTTAGCTGACGCTATGACTGAGTTGGTACGACAAACAACCAGATCAGAAGAGAAGCACGATCAAACAGAAAAGACCATGCAGCGCTTCGGAAGCAAGATCGACAAGCTAGAAGAGAACCAAAAGCGCTTAGAGCTTCGTATCACATCTAACTCTCACGTATTAAGCATTGGAACTAAGCTAGCATGGCTAGTAATCGGTTCTGGTGTGTCAGGTGCAATTGCTACCTTGTTTTACTTTATTAGGTAGTCTATTCTAAAACTGCTAACAGGAAATACCCGACTTAGATTAACCAGCCCTATAAGGTGGTGATCGAATCTCTCAGCTATGAGTAAATAGCAATCTCTCCATAACGCAATCATCCTTTATTTATGCCCCTCCCATCAGGGGCTTTTTTATTTGCATAAAAGCAAACCGTTTGCTAGTATTAATCATGTAAGGAGGATTTATGAAACTTAAAGAGCTTGAAGGTAAGACTGTTTGGTTGTATCCAACAGGGAATAACGCCCGTTTATACAGCGGTCAAAATATAGAAGAAAATGTAAGACGAGCAGCGATAGTAAAAGTTGCAAGGGTAAATGTAAGTATTATTTACGATTCATTTAGTAGAGAGCAAAAACTCAGGATTAGCAAGCACAGAGAAAATCACATAAGTAGTGATAATAATTCCGGATGGCTGGTTTTTGATAGTAAGAAATCAATCGATGATTACATTTCCTTGTGTGGTTTGGCAAGCATCTTATCAAGTAAGTTGCGTTACCAAGGGAATTACATTTCTTTAGGTTTGGATAACTGTAAGAAGATTGAGCAAATGCTAAAGGATTTAGATTTATGGTAGAAATGACAATCACGCAGTTAGTGAGAAAACCATCAGAACTAAAGAAGTTATTAGAAGATGGTAAGAAAGTTCGTATTTTATATAAGGAGCCAAAGCCTAACGGCGAGGTTCAATTGAGTGCAATTATTCAGAGGGAGAAGTAATATGAATATCAAGTTATTTGGTTTGCTATGGGATATAAAGCCTTTGTTGCGAGCGGCACGGTTATGTATTTTGCTTTCCTTGGTTTGTGCGTTTTTTTATTTTGCCTTTGAGGAAAACGTAGTTGGAGTAATACTAACAAGTTTATGCATGTTCTTTTGCGGGTATATTCTCAACACGATAGAAAGCAATTCAAATGAAACTAACCAATCCACCACCAACAACACATAAACCGCTGCTATCCCTAGTAGATAGATACAAGATAAGAAAGATGATTGAGAGGTTAGAGAATGACAACAAAAGCAGAATTACAAAAACAGATTAACGAGTTGCAAGCTAAGTTAGACGCATTACCGGACGACAAACCAACAGGTCGTTGGAAGCCTGAGGATGGTGAGGAATATTGGGTAAACGATTTTGGGTTGGCTGTATGTGGTATATGGAAGAATACTTGTGGTGACGATAAAGCCTACGCACTCGCCAACGTCTACCGCACTGAGGAAGAAGTACAAACCGCAATCGACCAACAACTGGCTACCGTGCGCGTTTTAGATCGAATCGCGGAACTGAACGCTGAACAAGGATGGGTGTGTGATTTGGATGATTACAGGCAGGATCGGTATACATTTTACTATAACCTTGAAGTTAAAGAACTGGACTCATTTGATGAAAATTCAGAACCTTCACATCCTCCACAGAGATACGGCTCAAAACAAACCATTGAAACAGTAATCAAGGAAATGGGATCTGATTGTTTGTTGATGCTTGGTGTATCGGGGGTGGCAGAATGAAGCATAAAAACAAAAACATAGAACTACCAGTATACCCAGAACAGAAGCCACCTAAGACGCTGTTCTTGATGATGGGTGTTATTATTGTAGGCATTGGGCTTACTATAGGGTGGTTTTGGTTATGAACAATGCGGATATATGGATACCAATCACGGCTGTGGCAATAGGCGTTGTATTTATTATCTGGTTTGATTGGTGTAAAAGTAATTCATGTATAGCGGGGTTGTAGTTATGACTATTCAAGTAGGCCATTGTGATGGTTGCGGATTATGGAGTAGCAGCCTGAAAGAGGGTTATTGTGTTGAATGCGTAAGGAAACAGAAAGATGCTACTAACAACAGTTGACGTTAAATGGTTATCCGGAGCACTAATGAAAGATAACGATCTAGCAAAGAGCTTTGAAGAACATCATCAATCAAAGACGCTAGAGCAACACAGGGAAGCTGAAAGACGGTTGTATTTGGCTTTAAAGGAAGTATTCGAGAAAGGGGGCTGATTAGCGTCCTTTTTCATGTGTGGTATAATGCTGTAAACAAATAGGAGAAATACCATGTTATTTGATACAACAACGACAGACATCAGCGTGCAGCCTGGTGAATATAGTGCTGTAACAAGTGTCACAACATCTGGAAGCGCTACATTATCATTCGTAGTTGATGAACTGCCAGCTCAAAATATTGAAAACGCAAGCTGGTCTGCGAATGCAAATAAAAAAATAACACTTCCAGACTGTTTGTTGACCGTCACGTTAACAGGTGATGCTAAATTCTCTTTGGTTCGGATTTAATATGAGTTTAATTAATCCGCTAGTAGAAAGTCTAACAAGCGAGCTAGTAAAGTCATTACTAAGCGGTTCGTTACTCGACATCACTGATGTTGTTGTGTTTGGTGCTTCGATAATGGAGCAGTCTTTCACTAACACATCGGATGCAGAATCTAAGTGGCTAGACAGTGGTGCTATTGTAGATGTGCATGAGAGGGCCACAAGTGGTGACGATACAAGTCAAATGCTAGCCAAGCTCCCTGCTATTATCACGGAATTTCAAGCCAATGCAGACAAGACACTGTTTGTTATCCATTGGGGCGGTAATGATGTTAGTAGAGATGGGCCTTACCCAGGTGGGGCGGCTACAATGGAATCTAACATGCGCTCAATGCTGAATGACATTAAGTCGGCAGGTTTTAAGATAATGATGAGTGACATATCTTATCGTATTCCACCTGCTTCTAACCCAGCTCAGCCTTACAATGACGCATTTATGTATCAATTACAGTCTGAGTATAACGATATTGACTGGTTCTTATATCAATTTGTATTTGATAATCAAGCAAACTTAGAGCCGGATGGAATTCACCCAGACCCCGTTCTTGAAAATTTAATCAGACAGTATCATGTGGATTCAGCAGCGCCTTTTATTATTAAAACAGCAGAAGATACAAACGTAGTTACTGACTTGGTTGTTGAGTTCGGCAACGAAACCTTAATGACTAGAGATTCAAGCTCAAACGCAATAAGCGACAACTTGACTATTACCGACCTCAGAAATTCCAACTATTCTAAGATTGTTGGATCTTCTTTGTCGTTGAGCGGTGCAACAGCTATAAACACAGCAGGAAGGGGGAATACGTCAGACCCCACAAATACTACAGTAAGCTTGTTTAATAACGATTGTTTAACAGATTCTATGTTCGCTAGTTCGGGCAATACTATGACGGTTGATCTTTCTGGTTTGCCCTTGGAAGATGCAGCCTTGTACACAGTAGGCATAACAGCAAGCCGAGCCGATACATCAGGCACAAAGGTGACAGACTACACAGTAGATGGATCAACTCTTTCTTTGGATGCTGAATTGACACCGCCAGGGCAAGTGTACTTTAACAGTGTCACGGGCGCTGCTCTCAAATCTAGCGGTGTACAAGCTACTGCTCAAGCGGGTAGCTCGTTTGGTTATATTTCAATACTACAAATCACAAAAGAGTGATTAGTAAATTTCTATGAATATAGATCGTTTAACATAAGGAGGATGGAGGCTTGCAGCATGGCTAAACTAACGACCAAGCAACAGATATTTGTATCGGCTTATTGCTCGAATGGCTTTAACGGAACAAAGGCAGCAATAGAGGCTGGGTATAGCGAACACACCGCAAGACAGGCCGCAACAGAAACCCTTTCAAAACCTTACATCATTGAAGAAATCGATAAGTACAAGGCTTCTATATCGGAAAAACATATGATTACAGTCGAATCCCTGATTGATGAGCTAGAAGAAGCTCGAAAAGTTGCGCTTGAAGCTGAAACGCCACAATCTAGCGCGGCCATTAGTGCGACAATGGGTAAGGCTAAATTGTGCGGGTTTGATAAGCAGATTATTGACCACCAATCTAGCGACAAGTCTATGAGTCCATCATTCGCTAACTTGTACGGAACGAAGCCGAATGGCGAGTCTTAATCCAAACCTAGCGGATTTTTGGTTTAAGGGTGGTATTCCTTCTGATGAGAACTTCCTAAAGGTAAGGCATCGCGTGCTATATGGTGGGCGTGCTTCTTCCAAGTCTTGGGAGTTTGCTGGTATGGCCGCTGGCATTGCTTCGCGGTATAAAACGCGCTTTCTTTGTGTGCGTAGATTTCAAAACAAGATTAAAGAGTCTGTTCACACACTTATCAGTGCTCAAATTAACAACTTCAAGCACCAAGGGTTTGACGTTCGAGCAACTGACATTCAGCACCAAAACGGATCTGAGTTTGTGTTTTACGGCATTGAGCGCAATGTTGACGAAATTAAGAGTTTCGAGGGTGCGGACGTTTTATGGATTGAAGAGGCGCACAACCTAACAGCCGACCAATGGAAGATTTTAAAACCAACAATCCGAAAGGAAGGCTCTGAAATCTGGATTAGCTTTAACCCGCGTTTGGTGACTGATTTTGTTTACCAGCGCTTTATTGTTAACCCACCAAAAGATTCCATAGTTCGCCTTATCAATTATCCTGATAATCCTTTTCTTTCTGATACAGCAAAGTCTGACATTGAAGAAATGAAGGCAGAGGACGAAGAAGAACACGATCATGTTTATTTAGGTGTCCCCAAAACCGATGACGAAACAGCGATTATTAAGCGCTCATGGATTGAAGCGGCTGTTGATGCTCATTTGAAACTTGACTTAGATTTGGGTGGAGCTAGGACGGTTGGTTACGATGTCGCGGATTCAGGCGAAGATAAAAACGCTGTTATCGTATCAAATGGCGCTATAGCTATTAGCGTCGATGAATGGAAAGCAGGGGAGGACGAGTTAACAGAGTCCACCAAACGCGCTTGGTCTTATGTGGCTAATGGCTCTTTGATCTATGATTCAATTGGTGTGGGTGCTCATGTTGGCTCTACGCTGAAAGAGATGGGCAAGAAAGACTATAAGAAGTTTAACGCAGGTGCTTCGGTCGTAAATCCGAAAGAGGAATACGCGCCAAACGTCAAAAACGGTGAGAAATTTGAAAATCTCAAGGCTCAAGCATGGCGTTCAGTAGCGGATAGATTCAGAAACACATACAATGCTATTAATAAAGGCCAAGTGCATGACGCTCAGGATTTGATTAGTATAGATTCCGATGGTATTGGTAAGCTATTGGAGCGGCTAAAAACAGAGCTATCTACTCCTAGAGTTAGGTACAGTAAGCGAGGGTTAGACATGGTAGAAACAAAAGACGAGCTTAAACGTCGTGAGATACCATCGCCAAACCTTGCTGATGCTTTTGTTATGGCTATGTGTCCGCATTTGGTTGAAACTGAAATTAGCAGAAATTTAGATATTAGAATGAGGTTCTAATGGGCTACAAACGAATCCCTGTGACAATTGTTAAGCATCCCGACTTTAAAGAGCGGGAGAAGCAGTTGATTACTATCAATGACGCATGTAGTCCGACTGGCGTGAAGGATGCAGGGCGAAAGTATTTACCAAATCCAGGTGATGCAAATAACCAGACAGACATAGAGAAGTACAACAACTACCACAATCGCGCAATGTACTACGGTTTTAGCGGTCAGACGGTTCGTGCAATGGCTGGTCTTGCGTTCATGAAAGGTGTGACAGTTGCCGATGTATCCACAGGGTTGGAGTACATCAACACTGATATTGACGGTGATAGGCTAGGGATCTCGCAGTCTATGAAAGCGTCTTTTACTTCCACCTATCGAGATGGCCGCGCAGGATTGTTAGTTGATTTCCCGCCAACTGACGGAACAATGACTCGCGCACAACAGGAAGCGGCAGGCGCTAAGTCGATCATCCGACGGTATGACGCCCTACAGATTGCAAACTGGCACACAACCAAAGTAGGCGCAAATGATGTGCTTTCATTGGTGTCACTGTTTGAAGTTTGTGACGAGCTTATGGAAGATGGAATCACTATTCAGCGAGTAGGTGTTGAGCGTAGATTGATTCTTGAGGACGTTGTTTACCGTGTTGAGATTTATCACGATGGTGCATTCGTTGAGAGCTACGAGCCAAGAATTAACGGGCAAACACTCGCTTATATCCCGTTCTTTTTTATTGGTGCTGAGAACAACGATAGCCGCTTTGATGATTCGCCGATGTATCCAATTTGCGAGCTTAATATTGGCCACTATCGCAACAGTGCAGATTATGAGGACAGTGTTTTCATGTTGCGCCCACAGCCTTGGGCGAGTGGATTAACACAAACATGGTATGACGAAAACCTCCAAGGCTTCCGATTTGGTTCTGGTTCGCTGTTCCCGCTCCCAGAGGGAGGAAGTTTCGGTATTGAGCAGCCATCGCCAAACGATCAAGCCTATGAAGCAATGCAGTATAAGCAAAAGTCTATGGTTGCGTTGGGCGCTAAACACTTAACTGGCGAGCTATCTTATAACACAGCAACAGAGGCGATGATCGGTGAAGCTGGTTCTAACTCAGTTGTGCAGACGGTTATGGATAATGTTGAGCAGGCTTACAATGATGCGCTGATGGTTGTCGCTGAATTTATGGGTGAGAGCATAGCACCCGTGGTTGTGATTAACACAGACTTATCAAACGTTGTGTCCGATGCGAACACAGCCCAGTTAATGGTTACAGCGTGGATGGGTGGCTTAATTGGTAAAGAAGATGCTCGGGCATACTTCCGAAAGACTGGTTTAGTTGATAGAACTGATGAAGAAATAGATGAAGATATTGCACTAAACCTAATAGGTGGCGATAATACAGATAACACAAACCCATAGGCGGAGCCTATAATCATTGAATGCAGGGCATAAAATGACAGATACAACAGAAGATAAACCGCAAGACGTTGGAGCACCTGGCGTTGAAGTGAAAAGCTATTCAGAAGCAGACGTTAAAGCAATGCTGGAAAAAGAAACAGCAGGGCTAAAAGCTAAAGTGGATGAATTGCTAGGTGAGAAAAAAACGGTAGCTCAAAAAGCTAAAGAAGCTGAACAACGGGCAATGCGTGAAGCGGAAGAGCGAGCCAAGCAGGAAAACGACTTTAAGTCGTTGTTTGAGTCTAGCGAGACTAAGCGCAAAGAGATCGAGGAAAAATACAACGGTCTTAACCAGTCAATCCGAAGCGAGAAGCGCAACGGTGAGGCTATGCGTTTAGCCACTCAAATGGCAAGCGGTACAAATGCTGAACTATTAAGCGAGTTTATCCAACGTCGTTTGGACTTTAACGAAGAAGGTAAACTGGTTGTACTGTCAGACGAAGGTAAGCCAACCGTTTCAACAATGGCAGACCTTAAAAAAGAATTAGAATCTAGCGGGCGTTTTGACAGTCTGTTAGATGGTACGAAATCAAGCGGCGGGGCCGCGAAACCGAAAGTTGGCGGGGCTAACAGTGGTACAGACTTTTCTAAAATGAGCAAAGCAGATAAGCTCGAATACTTCCGCCAACAAAGAGGTGAATAACTCATGGCAACTTCAGATATGATTGTTTTTAATCAACAAACTCAGGTTGTAGCGACTGAAACAGTTGCTCAATACTTGAATACTTTTAACCAAGCGTCTGGCGGCGCTCTATTGCTAGGCTCTCAGTCTACGTTAGGCGACTATGTAGAAGAAGCAAGCTACAAAGCTATTTCAGCGCTAGTCTCGCGTCGTGATGCTTACGGCTCTGGTGCTCTAGCAACTAAAGCATTGCAACAGCTTAAAGACGTTGCTGTAAAAGTTGACCAGTCTATCGGTCCAGTAGAATGGACTATTGAGCAGTTCGCGCGCCTTCTTAAAAACGAAGAAGAGGCAGGTTTGATTATTGGTGAGCAAGCAGCAGAGGCTATGATTCAGGATTACCTGAACACGGCAGCGGCTTCACTTGTTGCGGCGATTGGAAACCAAGCTTCACTTGTTAATGATTACTCTGCAACTGGTACAGCTAAGCTTGTTGAGCTTAATACAGCAGCAGGTAAGTTCGGTGATCGTCAAATGAGCCTAGCCGCTTGGTTGATGCACTCTAAAGTGTTTACCGATCTAACTAACGAAGCAATCACTAACACAAGCCAGCTTTATAATGTTGGTAATATCCGTGTTATGCAGGATGGTCTAGGTCGTCGCTATGTTGTTACCGATGCGCCAGCCCTATTAACAGCAGGTGCACCAGATAAATACAACACTGTTGGTCTTGTTCCAGGTGCGGCAATGGTTGAAACTCAGCCGTTATTGACCATGACTCAGCCGAAAGCTGACCAAGAAAACATGGGTACAGTTTGGAAGGGTGAAAGCTCATTCACTATTGGCCTTAAAGGTTACGCTTGGGATACCACTAACGGCGGTAAATCTCCAACTGATGCTGAACTTGCGACAGGCTCGAACTGGGATTTGATCGCTAGCGATACTAAAGACACCGCTGGTGTTATGCTTATTTCACAGTAAGCAGCTTTTAATAAGGGGCTTCGGCCCCTTTTTTTGTATGAGGTAATCGCAATGAAAAACACAAAAGACGTTGTATACTTAAAGCATCCAGTGAGCGCAGAAGATAAAGCAAAGCACATCGCTGATGGAAAGCGTATCATTGATATTAAGTTCAAGCCTGTAGAGGCTAAAAAACCAGTAAAGAAAGCAGCTAAGAAGGCTGAAAAACCAGAGGCTTAATCATGCCAAGCACCAAGGCCGCTACCAAACAAATCTTAATGTCTGACATGTTTACGTCTAGTAATAATGTCGATCTAAGAAGATTTAAGACTAGCGCGGAAGATTCAAGCTATGCTGACGCAATTAGTAATCAAAGATTCATTGTTTCTGCAAGCGTATCTATTCCAGCGGGTAATTATGCGTCCCTCAATATATCTAATTCACTTGATTACGGTTTGATTTCAGCGAGCGTAAATGGTGATTATGAGCTGTTTTCCACTAACGAGCATTCGACAGGCGTTAGGGATGGTGAGTTCTTAGCCATAAATAAGAATCTATCATCTTCGGTTGATGGTTTTGGTAAGGGTGTTATTTATTCACCACCGATAACAAGCGGTCGTTTTTTAGCGGCTGGCGTTAGACAGATAAGTATTAACGCTGTATGCGATAATACATCAACACCTAGCATTACAGTAAAAAATCACACAGCCGAGCAGCAGACAATCATCATTGTAGTTGAATTGTATGAATACGGTGACAAGCCTGATGCCGAATTAATCTTCTTTGGTGGTGAGCAGGTTCTATTTAACGGAGAAGAATTATATGTCTAGAGAATTAAAAGCAAGTGATAGCATAGGACTTAATAGCGCCACTGTGGACGAATTAAAGCCTTTTGCACTTGCGAATGTATGTCAGGTGTCTATTACCCACCCAACCCCAGCTATCACGGTATCCGTA